TGTACATTAATATTTTTTCATTATCTGTTAAAGGTGAACCATCAGGTTTTGTATCATAAGGTATACTATATAATGCTATTTCACGTTCTTCAGGAGATAGCTTCATGCTATTAATGTTTTTTGGATTAACATTATTATTTTGTCTGTTTACTGGCATATTATTATAACTCTGTGATCGAGGTTGATTTCTTTGAACTGTTTCTGGCTCATCAGATTCAGCATTATGATCTTCGATTCTATATTGCTTACGCATTTCTCTAGTAAGTTCATTATAAAATGCTTTACCATAAAGTTGGTTCGATTTACCCTGTAGTCTATAACGTTTAGCAAGTACTGATTCTAATCTTGCAGCCTCTCCGACTAACTCTGGGTCAAAATCATTTGAATCTCTATCTGCCCATGGGTTATTCTCTAAAAACTCAGCTGCAGCTTCATTCTCATATGGCTCTTCCTCAGGCTCTTCATATTGTTGCTGATAACCATAATCGTTATATGCTTGTTGTTGTGGTTGCTCAGGCCTATAATTACGCGCATTAACAAGTTCAGCATTATATTGCGATATAATTCTAGTATATTTTGTTTGAGCTTTTACATCGCCTGCATCAATTGCTTCTTCTAAAGCCCGTTCCGCAAGAGCAATAGACTTATTAACATCACTTTCATAAACTTTTTGTCCATATTCTTGTGAGCTGCTAGCTTTTTGTTGCCAATATTCACGTTCCTGGCGCTCTTGTTCAAGACGTCTAGCCATTTCAGCATTTTCACGAGTAAGCTTTGCAAATCTTCGGTCTACAGGATTACGTCTTCTACGCTTAGGCGCTTCATCAGATTCTGTTTCCTGAGCATTATCTTTAGATTCATCCTCAGAAGCATTTTCCATATAAGATTCATCGATACCAAGCTTTTTTAATTGCTCAGCATTACTATGATTACTTTCTACAGGATCATTATTTGTTTCATAACCTTGCATTTCTTCTTGTTTCATTATCTACCTACAACATTAGATGTATTAACTTGTGATGGATCAGTTACTACAGCTCTAAACTTATTATCAAAAATTAAAGCCAAGTCGTAATCATCTCCGCCAGGATCTTTTAAACTAATTGAGAACTGGGACATCTCATATGGTCTAAGTATAATCCAATCACCTACCTGACATCTGGTACCTGTAGGAAAATCTACTTTTTCGTAAAATGCTTCTGGGCCCATTGCTAAAACCTGTCCTATTCTAGTATTATATTTCTCAGCATCACGAGTAGCATCTGTTAGAATAATACTGCCTACTTTCTTCGGTTTTTTATAAAGTCTAATTAATAATTCTGTTCCTACGGGTGTAACTAATTCGTGGCCTATTTCTTCGGTTAAAATATTACGTGAACGTTCAAATTCCCAATATTGATCGGCTTTCTTACTTTTAAAAAAATAATCAATGACTTCTTTTGTAACATCATGTGCCTTACTTATAAAATCAGTTATATTAGTCATTTAGAGGTACCTCATTTTTAGATGGAGCTTCTGATAATGGCATTGAAGAAGTCCACATTGTGTATAACGATTGCACTTCATTAGCTATTTCTACACATGCATCTTTCGCAGCTAGATTGGCTCTTAATTCTTCCATATTTTTACAATGGCTTCCCACAATATATTTTAAGTGTCTTTCTTCAATAGCTGCAATACGCTTAATTATTGCATTACGAACATCTGTTAAATCCATTAATGTACTCCTCTATTAATTAACTAAATGTAGAATACTGTTTAATATATGTAGTTTGAGCGTAATTTACTAGTTATTTCAATAATGAAGGAATCATAGAACCACCAATCATAGCTTTTTGTCTTTTCACAGATCCACCTTTTTTATAAGGATTAGGAGGAGTATTCTGCATAACTTGTCCAGGGACAGGTTGACCAGACATTTGCCAACGATTCGTCATATTTTGATTATTAGCTGTATTAGTCATTGGCGTTGATTGAGGATTTGTCCAATTATTAGTAGTTTGTGGAACAGGTTGAGGTTGTTGCGCCGAATTAGTAGAAGGAGAAGGGGCGCTATATAACGGCCCACCTCCCCATCTATTCTTACGGCTAACTTTAGATTCCTCGCTGTCTCTGCGGTTTTACTCTACAAGCTTTGCCACCATCTTTAAGTTTAATTTTTGATAATGACTTAGGAGCGTTTTTAATACCCTCTCCAACTCTTTCACCAAATTCTTTAACTTTGTTAAAAGCACCTTTAACGCTATCACCGAAATTATGATGTTGTTTTGTTTCATTGGTAAATCTATCAGTTGTTCTAGGAGTTTTTTGCATAGAAGGATTATTACCTTTCATACGTTCCATTAAACCACCCAAATTTCGCTTTTCTCTCATCTCGCCGCCTTTAGCTTTATAAGAAATAGCTCGTTTACCAAATGCCCCATTTTCTTGCTCAGATAAACCATTAGCATAAACAGGTCTTTTTCCTTCGGCTTTCATTTTTTTGTGATTTTCATAATAAGCTTTATCATCATTCATAGGACCACCCAACTTACGTTTGACTCTACAAGCACCACCTTTTTTCTTAACCAAGTTCTTAATACCAGGAATATGATTTAAAACACCATATTGAGATTGATTTACTCTATCAGCAGCGCTTTTTACCCAGTCACCGAATCCATGTTTCTGTCTTTTGACACCGCCACCCTTTTTATAATTAGGATATTTATCGATTTTAGCTTGAATGTCTGGTGGTGGAGTTTTGCCTTTCTTAGTCCAATTTTCCATCATTTCTCGTCTAGTAACTGGATGAGGCATTTCTTCAACGCCACTACGTCGTCTACCATGTCCATCTTGACCAAGCATTGGTTTTTTAACAGCTGGTCCACCATCAGCTCTCTTTATTCTTTTTTTTGTCCCACTAGATACATGACCTGTGCCTTGTATAGTAGCATATAAATGTGAAAGGCTAGATTGCCCTCTGTCATTATAATCCATTTTAATTACTCCTTATATATAACTACAAATATTCTAGGAACATCCTAGAATCTAATTAACATTCTGGCCCATATCAGGCTCTTGATGTTGATCCATACTATCTTGCGTTTGTTGAGCAAGATCCATCTGTTTAAGCTCGATGTCTGTATTTGCTTGTAAATGAGCTTTCTCAAGATCTACTTGTGTTTGAGTTTGTAGCTTTATTTGTTCTAACTCATTACGCATTTGCTCCATTTGCTGCTTAAATGCTTCCTGCATTTGCTCGATCATTAATTTAGTTTGTGAACTATTTTGATCTTGTTTAGCTTTTTGTTCAAGTTGCATTTTTTCTGCATTCTCTTGTTGACGTATCATATTGCTTTCACGCTTAATCTGAAGGTCTTCGAACATTACTTGCGTAGGATCTATTGGTTGCTGAGCGGTTTGTTGATCAGCTTGCGCCTTCAACATTTTTTCAGCAGCCTTAGCAGCTTTAACTGCAATTTCGTTTTGCATTTCAGGAGGTAATTCTGCAGTTTCATCAGGTAACTTAATTTTCATTATTTTTTGCATCTGGATTTGATATGAGAAAGCTTCATGTTCTTTAATATGAGCTTGTAATATACCAATTGCATTTTGATCAGGTTCAGGTGCTTGCTGTAATATTAACATTTGTGCATTATGTACTGTAATATGAGCGTTGTGATCTTGCCAGATACCAGCTTTAATAGGCTTACCTACCATAGCGTTTTGATTCTCCGTAACAGGATCAAGTGGTTGCACTTCCTCTTGTTTAGGTAATAATTTATCAATAGTAGAGCTATCTAGCTTAAGCGATCTAAAATAACGCTCTAAAGCATAATGCATATTTACTTGGTCACTATGCTCAGCAGCTGTTTTAAGTATTATCTCTTCACGTACTAAACGTTGTGCTGATGATATAATATTTGGATCAGATACCGGTACAATGTCGTCATTATTTTTAAAATCTTCAGCAAAAACTACATGCTCTGCACCTTCCATATGAAATGGATATTTGGAATCTGGCATATATTCGCCAAACAAATCAAATAATAAAGTGAACTCTGCACTCAAGGCAAAATGCAATCTTTGTATAATAGATGTTTGCTGACGTTTAGTTTCCTCAAGCAATGCATAAGTAGTACCTACAGGTGCATTACCATTAAACTCAGGTACTCTTGTCGCTGAAGCGTTTAAATCCTGAACGTTCTTTTCAAGATCATCTTTTAATTGTTTTAAAACTAATGACGGCTCTTTATAAGGTAGCGGCATCATTACTTTGTTAATATCATCAAAGCCACCAATATCAATCCTTTTGAATTCTGTAGGACCAACTCTAATGTCTGAGCTCTCTGCTTTAACAATACCTGCTATAACACCACCTGGATGGTTATTAAGCATACCAGCATTAATTAATTGTCGTTCTAATTGTGTAGCTGCTTTAGCATTATTACCTGCGATATGAACTAATCCAAATCCATATAAACCAAAACCTGGCATGAAATAATAATGTATGAAATGTTCTTTAGGCTTAAAGTTCTTACTTCCTTCTTTCCAATCTCTGTACAATCCTACAACTTGTTTACTTGTAGCATCAACAATAACTACATAAGGTGAAGGGATTCCCTTACGTGCTAATGGATCGTCAAAGCCACGTTCAGCTAAATCTAATTTAGTATGAATATTATAGAATTTATAACTATCGTTATGTTCATAATCAGTATCACTTTTATCACGACCTTCAATCTGCCTAATTTGCTCATGAATTTGATCTTCATCGTCTGCTTCTGTTAATGATGCAATATCAACATCACGACGAAATAAACCTTTGCTTTGATATACTTTGACTTCAAAAGATGATAAATAACTAACTTCTGTAACGCGATCAGCACTATCTAACGAACTTGCTTTATCATTAATAATAATATTTTCTGGCTCTTTATATCTCGATATAGGTTTACCACTAATAGGATCGAAAAATACCTTTTTAAATACCGAACCATAAAACCCACTCCACATGATAGCTTGTTCTGTATCAGGGTAAAATCCTTTATCTTCTTGAACTAAATAATAATTGCCAAAACGTTCTTTTCTTTTAGCACGTTCGATAACTTTCTCATTTTCATCACTATAAATATTGCACTTAACAGGACCTGAGGGTGGTAAACATTCTATTTTGGCAACACTCATATACTCTAAGAGCGCTTGCAATAACACAGGGGAATATACTTGCGATGCATATTTAAATGGTAGTTCTGATGTATCTTCGATCTTTAAGCCCAAAAGTTTAAGGCCTTCTGCCATCTTAACTTTCCAACCGCTTCTTGATTCGTCATCTGCTTCCACAGCGTCAGTTAATTCGCCAGCAATCTTATTTAAAATATATTCGTCCATCAGTTCAGCAAGATTAACTCCATGATCCCTAATGTTTGTATTGAAATTTGTTTCATTAGATTTAGGCATGATTTCCATACCACCATCTTCAGTTTCAATAAATTCGTAATCGTTTACATTTGGAATATCTTCAGAATCAGCGTTATTAGCTACTTCTTGTGTCTCGACTTCATGTTCTCTTAATTTTTTGCGCATTATTACCAATGACCTTCATATTGTTAAAAATATTATACATATTTAAACGATATTTAAAAGTCATTTATTATTTACTAAATTAACGGACGATCGTAATTTTCCAATGGGTCTATATCTTCTGCCCAATCAGATGGATGTGTAACCCATTTAGTTTCTTTTAATCTAATTAAAGTTTGTGTCATACTATCCACTAAATCATTAGATTCTGCATTAGGGAACATACAGCAAGCTTCAAGCATTGTTTCTGAATATTCACGTAAATAATCATAATTTGGAGGGATAGCAGGTAACCAAACCCTTCCTCCTTCGATTAATATTGAAGCAAGTCTTGCTCTTGATACTTTATCACCATATTTACGAGGATTAAATCTTGATACAGGTATACCAGCTGCAGCCAAATCCTGGATCAATGATAAACCATTTGCTTGAGCTTCTATTAAAACTACATCAGGTGGTGGCCCATATGAACTGGGATTATCAAAGTCAACATCGTGGTAATTTGCAGCTAATCGTTGAGCCATTTTACGTAAATCCGGATATTCAACCCTTCCACGCCATAAATTAAGAAGTATAATATTTGCTATACCATTATTATCTTTAAAAACTCCCCATGTAGTGCATGCAGAATAACAAGCATCCGCTTCTTTCGATAAAGCTGTATCCCAGGATTGCATTATTATTTCTAAATTTGGAGGTTCCGGCAAATCCCATATTTTAAACCAATGCTCTTTAAATATACCACCTTCAGCTGGTGCTGGTCGTTGCTGTAATTGTCCCGCAATAGCATATTCTGATGCAAGTTTTAGCTTTAATTTCATAAGTTCTTTAGTACCAAATCTATTAGGCCATAATAAATCACCCTCTTTCTTGCGTGGATCTTTCCATCTTTTACCTTTTGTAGATTTTAAAGGTACCGTTATACATTGTTGGTCCCTTTCAAATTCCATTGGTAAACATAAATGTACTAAATCTTCATTATCTTGTGCAAGTAAATGTCCTGCCATATCCTGAACATGTAATCTCTGCATAACGACAATAATTCGGCCTGTCTTAGGATCATTTAGACGTGTAGACATTGCATGATCCCACCAATCATTTGTAGATTCTCTAATTGTCTCTGATTGCGCACTCTTGGCAGCGTTTGGATCATCCGACACGATAAAATCGCCTCCTTCCCCAGTTACTGCGCCTCCTACTGAAGATGCAATCCTGTACCCCATGGCCGTATTATCAAATCTCAGTACCGTATTACTATCCCCTGTAAGTTTGAATTTATGGCCCCAATATTTCTGATACCAAGGTGACTCTATAAGCCTAGGACATTTTCGGCTATCACGTTTTGATAAACTTAGGGCATATGAAGTAAAAAGAAATTGCAATGATGGGTCTTTTGTCCAAGACCATGCAGGAAATCCAACAGCTATAATCGTAGATTTCATACACCGTGGAGGCATATTAATTAGTAAGTCCTTAACTTTACCAGAAAATGATTCTTCTAGATGTTCACATATAACCTCAATATGCCATCCGGGAACAAATTCTTTATTTCCTTCTATCCATGGCCATGCTTGTTGCATAAAATAATAAAAATTATTTTCTAATTTATTACGTTCGATTGTAATAGCTGGATCTTCTTTTAAAGAACTTGTCTCAACAGGAAGCTTAGCAATAATTTTATTAAGGCGGGTGTGTAGTGCAGTTCTCATAAATAAAAGGCTATAATGTTAAATTAAAACACTATAGCCTAATAATATAATCTGTTGTAGAAGTTTTTATAAACCTCGGGAATCCGAAGAGGATACTCTAGTCAAATTTCTTACTATTTGACGTACTCTATCAGCTTCTTCATTTCCTAGTGTAGGGGTTTCTGGTGCTGAAGTATCAGTATCATAAGCAACATCATCATATCTACGACGAATAGGCGTAGTTTGAGGCGTCTGTTGTCTTATTATTCTGGCTGTGTGTTCACCAATAACTCTTCCAGCTCCTGTATTTGCTCTATCCATTACTTCTCTTCCAATAATTGTAGTAGTAGATAAATGTGGGAAATGCGGCGATGCCATAGGGTCGTGTAATACTGTAGGACTATCTAACCTTGGTGTAACATCTGCGTCAGGAACAGATAATGTTGGCCCTACCGGAGATCTAAATGTTAATCCTAATCTAGAATGCATAATTCTTTGAAGATATACATTATTAATATTTCTTGCATGATCTAATGCAGTCAAACCTTGTATATCCACTTTAAATAAATCAATTCCTGGATGACATAATAAATGTTCAGCAATTAAATTATTCCTCCCTTGGCCCGTATATAGTACAGCATACATTAAAGGCGTATATCCACGGGAATCTGCCATATTATGCCCACCATTAAGATTAAGAATATTTACCACATTATGAGTCCTATGATGCATTACAGCTATATGTAATGGCGTCATAAACTCTCCATCTGGCTTATCTAGATATATACTAAATTCACTTTTAGTGTATAGATTCTCAAAGCGTTGCATCATTAAATCAAATATCATAAAATGTGCACCAGCTGTATAATGCAATAAATTACGTCCAAAACTATCTGTCCTGTCCAAATTAAGTATTTCCCTATTAATAAATCTTGAATCGTTTACATCTCTGGTTAATCTTAATACCCTTTGATAATTACTAGTATTTATTGCGTTTATTAATTCACTTGATAACATTTCTTACCCCTTATTCTACATCATCTATAATTAAACCATGCGCACCAACACCTTGTAAATGCGCTACTAATCCTGGGGTTTCACCCGCTAAATCTTCATTCCCAATACTTTCTTCTTCGTCAAGCTCTTCAGGAACATAAGATAACATATTCCCATGGTTAGGACTAACTGCTTGTACTGCAACCATTCCTAACATTAGGCCAACACTTGGCAATGCAGGAAATGGTGTTGTAATTTCCGTGGGCTCTTCCGTGATTAATACTGGTGCAGGGGTTTGTACTTCAGTGATAGCATCATCAATATGCTGATGTGCATTTTGCCTGAAACATCTAGCAATAGCATTATATATTGTAGTAAGTATGTTCATATATTTTCTCCTAAGTTATTATAACTATAATTAGTTACAACAGTATTCTTAGAGCAATT